AGATTAACGCCATTTTTTTCTATTACACGGTTTTGTAAGTTTGCAGGTGGCACCCAACTAACTTTAAATCTTCCGTTTGGGTTTGGGTTAAAAATAACTTTGCTATCTTGTATGCCGTTTTCCCAGTTAAAGCTTCCTACTGTAACACCAGCTAGGCTTTCAATATCGTTATTATAATCTATTTGTTCGTATATACGAGCTAAATTAAATATACTATTTTTTGTTTCGTCTCTAAACGCGTGCTCTTCTGTGCGAGGGAACTGCCTATAATATTCGTTTAACCCGTCCTGGTCACCTTTTAAACCATCAACCTCATTATTCCAATGCTCAATAACTCCGACGTCTATAACGTCACCGTACGGCCCTTCGATTGGTTTTTTCGGCGTATCAAAGACAGAGTGTCCATAAGCATCAATGAATCCCTCGTAATTCCATTCCATAGGTATGAACAAAGAATATAATCCTGAGCGAGTCTGTCCGTTGCGGTTTCTTTTTTTAACGTTTGAATCATTGTACAATTTTTTAAAATTTTCACCACCTTTATCTAATGCGTTTGATGTTGAGCCCATCATGCACTTCCCTATAACTCTGCTACCTAGCCTTAACGTTGTTTTAGTAACCCTCCAGTTATTTAATATATTATCAGGTTTTTCCCATTTACCGGATTCATCGTGCACTAATAGCTTTAGTTTTTCGCCGTCATAACTGTTATCGCCTGTGTTTTTCCAGTCAATAGTCGTATCAAGACCTTCAAGCTCTTCTCTTTGCTGGCCTGATTGTATTGACTTCCTTGTTAACTTAGACGCTGGAACTCTATATGCTAATTCTGTTTTCGGACGGTCCATACCGTCTTGTATTGGTTTAAAGAAAAAAGGATAGTTTATTGAAATTGGTACAACCTTATCTGTAAACATTTTTTTTGCATCCCCGCCAGATTTGGACAATATTCCAAACCGTGCGTCGCTTGATATTGTAGCCCAGTTAACGGCTTCAGCTGATGCCATAAACGAAAATCCTGAACGTCTATTTTTGAGATAGCACATTCCATAACATCTGGAGTCTGCTTTGCAAGCTTCCCAGAAAATGAAGAAAAGTCTGTTTGCTTCCCTAAACTCTGGTGCCCCAACATCAATCTTGGTCCACTGCAGGTACATATAGTTAGTACCAGTAATGTAAGTAGCCACGCCTTTATTATAGAACCAATGGCCCTCTTCGCGTCTTCTGAATTCTTCATCTATGTATGGTTCCCACGTTTCTTGGAATTCTTCTGGATAATTCTTCCAATCAAATATGGTTTTTATTTTACTTAACTCTTTTGGGTAATGAGCTTTAACCCATTTATTTTCGCCTTTAACTAATTTAGTTGGAGCTGGCGGTAATGCTATTTTAAGGTTTTGTATTTCGTATACTTCACCTATTTGACCGGTCTTACTTATAACAACAACATCTTCTTCTTTGTTATAACCGTATTTCCACCGCTTAGCTTTGTTAAAGCGCCTTAGCTTGTTTATTTTAATAGGTTCTATAACCTTATATAACGTTTGCTGATACATTACTTACTTCTTTTTTCAGCAAAGCCTTTAAACGCTTCTTTTTTTTCTTCACGTGGTTTGTTTTCTAAAACCGCTTTTTCTTCTTGTATACGGTTTAATATTTCAAAGGCATCAAATATTGCAAGCTTTTTAGTAGCTGCTGCATTTTTTAATCTATCAGCGGACACATCATCTTCTGTGTTGGTAATAATTTTTTCTTCAGCTACTTTAATTAGCTCATCAACTGCTTTGTAGCCAGCTTGGATTATACTCGACTTCGTCTCCTTGATATTCATATTTAATTGAAATTGAATTGGTAGGCACACGATACATTCTTTCTTTTTCTACAATAAATTCGTATTCACTTGACGGTGTAAACCCAATCAAAGTTTTTGCTTTAATGCCATTTTTTTCTAATGCTCTATCCGCATATTTTATAACACCTATTAAAGGCCGTTCATTGTTGGTATCAAATTTATCTTTAGATTTTAAGGGTTTTACAAAACAAAACCCTTTAGGCGCGTGCCATTTATTTTTACGCTTATATAAAAAAATTTGGTCAGTCGTTATAAAGTATTTGTCTTCTTCAAAATAACTTGATGAATTCTTTTCTTTACCGCGAACATCGTACCACCGGCGAAAAACATTATGATGAACAATTACTTCGTCACCTTTTTTAATATCTGTTTTTTCTGAAAGTGGTGTTTCGAGCACAATAGCATTTCTGCTAATATACCTGTGATCTGATATTTCTGTATTTAATATTAGTTCGCTATCACCAATTTGTTTTTTGTTATTATAACGTTCTTTTTTTGGCTCTACTATAAAACTAAAAATGCTTCGCATTAATATTCTAAATTATACTCAACCGCCACTGCCATGTTTTTATTAAACTCTTTCCACGGCAATACTTCGTTGTTTTTCTTAATATAAATACTGTATTTGCTTTCTTTTTCAACTATATCACAAATAGTATGCCCGCCGTAAACCTCTTGACCTACGGAGTAATGCATAGCTTCGTTTTTATAGTCTCTCCCGATACTAATCTTTCTTATCAGATTCATCTTCGTCCGGGATTGCTACGTAAGTTCCATCTTGAATGTTTACAGATACTTTTCCGTATTCTTCTTCAAGTTCTTTTTGGAACGTTTGTAATTGTGATTGGATGTCAGCGGTTTGGTGCAATAGCCCGTGCTTTTCTGTTTCAAGCTGGCCTAATTGCATTTGTGCTTGGTTTAAGGTTTGTACGAACCCTTGCAATTTTTTTAATTGCTCTTCTGTAATTTTTGCGTCGTTAGACATAATTTAATTTAATTTAATTGTTAATAATAATTATTCTGCAGTTGGTAACTGCTTGGTTACACTGGTGGGTGTAATTTTTTCTACAAGCTGAGCATCTAATCCTGCTTTGATTGCGTCAACGTCCATATCGCTTGCTTCAAGCCATGCTTCTACGATTATTTGCGTAAGATCTTCAAAAGCAGTAAAGTCTTCAGCATCTGGCGCTGCTATTGTTTGTGTTCCAATAGAGTTTGCTGTATACGCGTTTCCATCTGCATCATTTTGATCAGATATAGCTGTAAGACCCCAGTGTATGTTATATACCACATCGGTAAGACTATCTTGAGACGGATATGTATCTAAAGCATTTATTTGCCAAGAATATGTATTTGCCATTATTGTTTTTTATTTTATTAATTTATATATAATTGCATAATGTTATTATTACACAATAGTTTATGTTTTTATTAATCTATATTATCAGCTTCAGCAATATATGTATTATACGCAGACACAACATCATTTGTCCATGCGGTTGTAGCATATGGTTGTAGCCCCGCTGGTAAATCTGCTATTGCTTGGTTTGGTGCATAGCTTTCTCTTTCATACGATTTCGCTATTACTTGTTCGCCGTCTGTTACTTTAATTTCGTAACGTGCTTGTAGGTGTTTAAAACTTCCTACAATTTCTATTTTATTTAATGTTCTTGTTTTTGCTAAAGCCATTTTTATTTATTTAAGATGTTGTATAAGTTATGTTTATTGTAACTTCAGTTGTTTCGTCACCCGGCAAATCTGTGTAGAAGCCGTTGTCGTAGAATGTTATTGTTGTTGTGTTATCAAGTCCATAAACAAATCCACGACCTGTATTTTTATTTGAAGTATTAAACAATGTTCCTGTAGCAAAACTGGTAAAGGTTGTATTTAAAATCGTAAATGGTAAATTTGTACAATTTCTTATTTGTGTTGTGTAATCTTCCGGAACATTATCACTAATATGTATTTCAACGTGTACTAAATTACCGATTTTTGTGTACCTACCTAATTTGGAACTTATTGACGTGCTTGTGCCCGTAACTGTTAAGTTAGGCGTAAACGTACCTTCTTCATAGTCGTCTAATTTATTAGCTGTAGCAGTGCCGCCAATATAAACACCATCACTTACTTCTATAGAACCAACCACATCTAGCTTCTGAGACGGACTCGTCGTCCCAATACCGACGTTGCCCCCGGACAGTATTGTCATTTTTTGAGTTTCAGTACCCCCTGTTCCTGTAAAGAAAGCAATACCGCCATACTCACTAGCTAATTTTAGATAATCACCACCGTCGCTATGCTGAACAAAAGATCTTCTTGTGCCTGCTTGGTTAAATGATATGTAGGGATTACCGGTGGCGGAAGTTGTGCTTACCTGTAATAAGTGATCACCACCTTCAACCTCTAGCTTAGCTACTGGACTAGTCGTTCCGATTCCAACGTTGCCTGAACTATTAATTGTTACTTTTGTCGAAACAGTTTCAGAACCTATATTAGCAGTAACACCTGTTTTAATATGAAAGTTAGAGCCTTGAGCTTCAAGATGCCAAGGATATGCAGTTGCTGCATTACCACTGGGTCTATAAAAAGCTAACACAGGGTTTTGGTTTGTTGTGCCCGGTATTACAATAGCAGAATTAGACCAAGTGCTGTCGCTTCTAACGTCAAGTTTACCAGCTGGAGTTGTAACTGTACCAGCTCCATTCGTGGCGGCAGTAGGTAATATTAATTTACTAGCTTCTATTATTCCGTTAACATCGAGTTTATTTGAGGGACTTGTCGTTCCGATTCCAACGTTGCCTCCGCCTAAAACTGTAAACCTTGTTGCTGCGTCATTGTCCCACGCCGTGGTTACATCTGAGGCAAAACCTTTTGCTGCAACTTGAAAAATAGGGTTGTTATTGGCGTTATATCCATAACAAACCATTTTTTGATAGTTAGAGTCAGTTGTTAAAGAAAATCCTGTATGACTTCTATAAAAAGCAGGAGTTAACGATCCTGTATTTACAGTTTTATTAAAAAGTAATCTTTCTGAAAATTCAGATGTACCATTAACATGAAGTTTAGCCCCAGGGCTAGTCGTTCCAATCCCGACATTGCCGCCGTAAGATTGTAACGATAAATTACCAGAATTTCCACCGCCAACATTTGTTTGTATTTGATATTGCCCACTGCCATATCTTCTAATATACATTCCGTCTGCTGTGCCATTAACAATTGAAACAGGTGATGCCTGAGCATTAATTGTCATTTTTGCAGTACCGCCTACAGTTGATGGAGTCGTTACCCCTATCCCAACGTTGCCAGATGAGTCAATTACAAATCTATCATTAGACCCTAAAAGACTAGAGCCTGAAATTTTAAATTTATCACTATCGCTATTGTCTACACCTAACGTGAATTTACTAGTATTATTTAGTTGAAAATTAATCTGGGAGTCACCGGTGCCGGTATTGTTTAAATTAAGCCTTGCTTGCGTACCGCTATCAGTTACTTGAATCTGGCCAGCGACTGTTAATTTTTCATTTGGACTTTCAGTCCCGATCCCTACGTTGCCCGTGTTTGTTATAGTCATTTTAGTGGTCATAGATCCACTATTACTAGTACCAAAATTAAGATTATGATTATTATCAGCGCCGTTTCTTATTGTGCCTATGGTACCAGCGGCATAACCATCATAACCATTCCCACCCATTCTGAAAGTAATCTTAGGACCAAACCCGTTTGCTGCAGTGCCGCTAGTCATCATACCAACATCTACTACTGAATATTGAGCGTTAGTAAAACTACTATTATAATAAAATTTAGCAGCGCCGTCTGTCCCTATAACTTGCAGTTTTCTACTAGGATTCGTGGTTCCAATTCCGACGTTTGAAGATCCGTTTACTTGCTTGATTAAAAATTTAGTTCGACCATAACCAGAAGTTATTTCAAATAAGCTATGTCCGTTTGGTGCTTCGTAGTTTTGGTTTTGATGTCTACAATCAAAAGTTACAATACCTCTAGAAGAAGCGCTGGCGTTGTTTTGACTTACAGTGTAATAAACACCACCACCAACACTAGTATTAGAATCAAATTTATATCCAACGCAATTTAAATTGGGGTCCATTGATATATTCATTCTATACGCGGTGGGGCTTGCCCCGGTAGAAAAAGTACTACCACTTACGTTTTCACTAAACGCATTAAAAAAGTTATAATTATTTGTCGAAGTTGGCGGTGGGAAATAGCCAACAATCCCACCAGCGTTAGAAAAAGCATAGTTAGCTTCTACTGAATCGTTAAAATTTAATATACCAGTTGTATTAGAGCTAGAAGCGGTAATATCATCTGCTCTACCCAACCTTAATGTTCTATCGCTAATTACAATATTAGCAAAACGACCCGCGCCATAATCTCCAAGAACCAAATTTGTATTACTATCAACAATAGTATCATTTGTAAGGTTATTGCTATTACCTATTACGGCAGCGTTAGTTGCGTTAGTAAGTGTATTACCGGTGCCTATAACAGCTCTGCCTGCAACATCAAGTTTTGAACTAGGACTAGCCGTTCCTATACCAATCTTTCCATCTACTATTAAGTCTGTGGAAGAACCATCGAAAATACCATCTGAAAGAAACTTCGGCATATTTTATTTTATTTTAATTATGAATATGTTGGAGTAATTGTTCCTATTCCAGTGCCCGCATCAATAATGACAACTCTAATATCATTTGTAGGTGTAGATGAAAACTGTACTCTAACATGATTAGGACTTCTAGTGGAACCATCACTTGTGTATTCTATATCTGCAAAAACCACTTCGCCTGTTGTATCATCGTATAACTGAACTATTAAATAATGCGAATTAATGCCATGCGCTATTAGAGCGGTTGTATTACTGCCCATTGAACTAACGTCAATAAGCGCAGTTTTAGTAGTTAAAAGATTATCTGTTAGCGCCACTGTGCCTGTTGCATCTGGTAGCGTTACAGTTCTATCTGCCGTAAGTGTTCCGGCTAATAATGTAAGTTCGTTTGCATCCGCCGCATTACCTTCGAATATAACGCCATTAGATGTAGATACAGTTTCAACATTATTAGTTGTTGTTGTACCTGTTACAACTAAATTGCCGGGTATTGCTATAGTTGTTGTTCCAGCTCCAATAGTAAGCGTGTTTGCACCAACACCATCAAAAATAGTTTTATTGCCAGCTGTAAGATCAATATCAGTAAGGCCCGTAAGTGTTGTATCTGTACCACCTAATGCAATTGTAGAATCACCAATTGTAATACTTGAATTTGCTAGAGAAGCGTTTGACACATTCGAAAGTCCTAATGTAATAGTGCCAGATGATGTTATAGGTGATCCAGAGTCAACATCAATACCGTCTGTTCCTGTAATTGCTACAGAAGTTACCGTACCGCCTGTACTTGCAACAAGAGAGACCCAAGCGCTGCCATTATAATATCTTACTTCATTAGCAGTGCTATTATAATATATTTGACCAGCCTCAGTCGCGGGCACATTGCTGGTTACATGCAGCTTTGCATTTTGCAACTGGTTGTTGTCTAGGTTAATATTATTAAGAAATGGTATTGCCATAATTAGTTCATATATGCTTTACCAGATTCTGCCCCGGTAAATGTTATTGTTAAGTTATTTGCGTCTGTATATGTTACATCTCCATACCCCTTTTGCCCCGTTGAAAGAACAACTGTTACCGAAGGGAATTTATTCAATGCGTGATTAATGTTCCAAGTTGCGCTTGCCGAGCCTTGGTTATGTGCGTAATTTTTATCAGAGCCTGTTGGGAACAAGCCAAGGCCATAGTATTTATCTTCTATAAAACTACCGTTATTTACCGTATTTGTAAGCGTTATTGTTTTAAAGTTTGTTTCGCTATGGTCTGAAACGTTTGTAATATCAAAAATACCAAAATTTGAAAAGTCGTCAAGCCTTACTAATATTACTTTTTGGCCGCTAAATCTATCAATAAGATTACCTATATCATTACCGTCAAAATCTAGCTTGCTAACTACAACGGTTGTTACATTATTAAATGTAGTATTATTTCCGCCAAGGCCATTAAAACTTATTGTTTGGGTAGTTCTATTAGAGGTTACAAACTTAAAATTTATTTGCCCCGCGATGCCTATAGCATTGGTATTGCTAAAAAAGCCCGCAATATCTTCTAGCTTAAAGTTTTTAGTTATTGACCCAGATGAATCAGTACCTATTACCTTGTCGTTTTTAGTTACAACAGTATCTCTTTGGTAGGTACTTATTCTGGCCATTATTTATTTTTAAATATATTTGTTGCTTTTTCAGTTGTTCTACCACCAAAGTAAGCTAGCACAACTGCCATCATTACTTTTTCAAATGTATCATTCCATGTAACACCAATACTAAAGGGTATTGAATCTACACTATCAAGAATACCCGCAAAGCTAAATACAACAATACACCACACTAAAACTAGTGGGCGTACGTTTTTTGAAAGCCAAGAATCTGATGCGGCATCCGCCTTCCAGCGGGTGCTTATAGCTTCTATTTCTTTATTCTGCTGATCAAATATTAATTGTTGTAATTTAATTTTATCTTCTAAGGAAATATCGGCTTTTGTAATCTCTGCTATTGCATCTTTTGGCGAAGTTACACCAGATAATACATTTCCTAAAGCAGGATTTATAACAGAAGCAGCACCTAGTAAAAGTTTACCAACGGTGCTGTCTTTAAATTTTTTCTTTGGCATTATCCTTTAAGACCTGGAAGCAAAGGTTTTTTACCAGATGCTTTTTCAACGTTATCCTTATCTTTTTGTTTAAATGTGCTAGGGCAAACCTTACTGTGACTACCCATTTGCATCACATATCCTTTTGTATTATCTTGTGGCATAATTTCTATTTTTTATTATTTTCTGAAAGACATTTTTTTATTTACTAGCATTGGCATTGCAAACTCTTTTGTTGTTCTAGGGTTTTTCATTGCTTTTCTTTGCAACTCGCCTTGCGCTTCAATGTCTCTTGCTTTTTGAAGCTGCTTTTGCGCTTGTGCTGTTTTAGTATCTTGAAAAGTCTTTTTTCTAGAACGTCTTTGCTGTGCAGCGGTTAAAGGCTTAGATAATTTTGCTTCTTTTAATCTTGCTTTAGCAGCTTTTACCGTCCGATCGCTCCTAACCATATTGCTTTCTAATCTTAATTCATTAGAGCCGCTTATATTTGGACTAGCCCTGCGGGCCTTTCTAGTAGCACTAGCGGCGGTTCTGTAATTTCTTCTAGCTTCCCTTAGCGCTTTTCTTGCTTCTTTTTTTCCTGATTTAAAAGCTTGCATTTCGTCTTTTCTTCCAAGCCTATCAGTTTTTCGTTGCTGCTGTTTTACGTCTCTTGCGGCTTGCTGTATCCCTCTACCTTCCACAATTCCTTTTCTTCGTGCTTGGCGTGTATCGTATGAGGTAAATGTATCAATCATACCTGGCTTGCTGTCACCTTTTTTATTATAAGTAAATTTTTCTAAGTTTGCTCCTGGAAGATCAGGTTTAAATACTGCATCAAATCCTCGATCAAAAGCAGGTTGATTAGAGTCAGCTTCAAACGTGTCAGTATCAAGAGATTCTAAATAATGTGTTTCCGTAGCCGGTCCTTTTTCTGTTGTAAACATTTTGCCACTGCCTTTTGGAAATTCAAATACACTAAGCCCAGCTTTATCTGCCTCTCCAAAAGCCGCTTGAAATTCTGGGCTACCCATATATCTCGGCACCTCAAATTCGTCTTGACGAATAGAATCTACAGTGACACCATCCGGGTTATGAGTGTTATACATCGTAGACATAGCCATAACTCCTTGATCTTTCGTGCTGAAAGTAGTCGGCGAATAGTTTTCTTTATCACCCAGCTGCATTACAAAAACTCTATCTGCTACATCTGTGGGCATTCCACCATCTACCGCTTTAGCTTTTGCTATTTTTATTTCTTTTTTTGTTGCCATAATTATTTATTTATATCTGCGGGGAAATAGTTTGTTCATAGCCTCGCGCCTTCCCTCGCAGCCGCATGGTATATTTAATCCTTTTGAAACTCTATCCACAACTGATTTAATTCCTGTAGCTGTAGTAAATTTATGTATGTCGTCGCCTAGTCCTCTTGATTTCATAATATTATCTATGTCTACTGCAGCACCATCTTCTTCTTGCTGCTTTACCTCTTTCACCCGTCCAACTTTTAGAACGTGAACAAAATGCTTTTTGGCGTTTATAAGCCTTAGTACCCACTTTAACATCGCACTTAGTCACTGCTGTTTTAAGATTAATTACAGGATTGT